GGGGAGTCGAACCCAGCGGGCTGGTAAACCAAACCTAACTACCACTGTGTAAAGTGGCGCGACAACCTTGTCGCTTTAAATGACGGACTTGCACCGCCGCCCCGTTAAGGGGCGCACACTACTTGTAACGCGCGGTGTGCACGCGCGAAACCGTTAAAACGGTAACACTATTTATAATGCGCGGAGTAATCGCGCTTGCCCCAATTTGTATTGCGCGAGGGTAATGCGCAGATCAGCGATTAACGGCGACCGCGGGTACGGGCAACCACACGGCCAATGCGCGAAGCGGCGGCGGACGTCGTCGATGGCCGGTCGACGAAGTTCCAATTGACGCCTTGGCCATTGCCGTCGCCGAAACTCCCCTGCTTAAGCCAGTCGAAGTCCCAAAACCCCTCGCGGTAAGAAGTGCCACGCGAGCGTGTGGCCATACTGACCAACTTATTGCGCGCGCGCAGCGCTTCGCGAGAAGCGGGCACGGGGTCCCCACGCGCGGCACTGACAATCGAAAGGTCGCCAGGCTGCTGAAACATGGTGGGCTTGGCCTCAGACAAAACGGCCGCAGCCGAGAAAATGTCGTCCATCGCCACCGAATTGGGCAACTGCACCTGGGTGTCGATACCGCCGGGTGCCGTCTTGTTGGGAATGTACTCAATGGTCTGAGCATAATCAACCTCCAAGACAACGCCGTCGGCGGCGCCAAAGTAGCCGACAAACAACAAGCTCGTGGAGTCCGCGTTGGCGCTATCGGCTGCGTCTTGCATACCGGCCTGGTCAATGGACGCGGGCGAGATAGACCGGGCCGCATTAGTGCGGTACGGAATGATGCAACGCGTAAAGTCGGCGGTCGCTGACAGCTGCGACGGATTGACGAAAGCGCGAACGCCCTCGCCCGCACTAACGGGCGTTGGGATCGCAAAATCCGAGTACGAAAAGACGCCCGGGGCCGCGATAAAATTCGAGACCATGGACAACTTCTGCTGTCCATCAGGCGTAAAGAAAACCGTCTTCGACCCAGCTGCGCGAACGGCATCCGCGGACACGTGGCTAGCGCGCCCCAATTGCTCCAACGTCACAAAATCCTGCTCGGTGACGGGCAGATCAGTGTGGTCATACCGAACCTGGGCAACGTAAATCTTGCCCGGGGTCATGAACTGCCCCGTCGGCAGTCCAACAATGCGCACACGGATAGCCATTGACGTCACACGGTAGGCGGACACAAAACTGGTGGTGGTCGTCTGTGAAGTGCCGAAATCGTCACCCCAAAGGTAGTGCGTGTTCGGTGCACCGGACGTGGAATACATGCCCGTATTCGGCTGCGGGTATGTCGATGAACCCCACTGCTGTGGCGTCAAAATGTTGCCGGGCGAGCCGTAATAAACGGCAATCGCGGACAAAGGTGACGTCGGCACAACGGTGGTCGCCTCAACCGAGCCAAAATTATTCGGCTCCGCAAAGGCATTAAGGCGCGAAGAAAGGCCGAAAAGAAGATTCGGCCCGTTGGTGGCAACGTCCTTAATGGTGTACGTGCGGTTCGCAAAGAACCGACCGAGCGCAGTCGGCTGAACAACATGGTCAGGTAAGCGAACGGGCGTGGAGCCCCATGGGTTCATAAGAGAATCGACATAACGCTCAACCATGCCGCCCTTGGACTTAGTGGACGCCATCGGGGGCAAATCCGAAGGGGCGGCGGACATGCCAACAATGCCTGATTCACGCGCGATAGGGCGCGGAACAGACTGGCGCCGCGGTGATGCCTCGCGGGCGCTGGTGGGCCGCGAAACGGCGGGGCGCGAAACACCACTGTCGCGCTCAACGCGAATGGCGCGAACGTGAACGTCGGGCCGGCCACCGCC